CGGCGATGCGTCTGTACCGGGGCCTGGGCTTTTGTTCTGAGACGATCGATATGGCATCAAGAGGTGGGATCATCCGGGACGATGCGGGAGGATGCGCAACGATTGAGATTTACGGGGCTTACGAGAGTGCGACAGATCAGCGAGCGGCGAACGGCGGCAAAATTAGTCACTGATCAATATGGCATCGAGAGGCCAAAATCGGCCATGATGCCATATTGGAACCCGCATTCACGCCCCAGAATTGACGATGCCAAATGCAAAAAGCCCGGCGCTCGGCGCAAGCTCGGCGCGTTTTCGGCTTGCTATCTTGCCCCTACAGGCACAAAAACAACCCCGGAACCGGTCCGGGTGCGCCAAGATTGTGGGATGAATCCCGACCAGGACGGCCGGTCAGATAGGTCAGTCTTTTCGGGTGCGGTCCCCGCCCCGGCGATCAACAAGGCCGTACACGCCGCTTTCGGTGTAGGTCGATCGCCAGCGAAACAGCGAACGCCGAGACACGAGCAGGCGCGGGAACTCGCATCGAAGCAGGTACAAGAGGTTGTCGAAGCTGCTTCGATCCGTGATCGTGCAGCGTTCCATATACGCGGACCAGGCCCACACGCAGGCGAGCTTTTGGATCGCCTCGGACATACGCCGATCAGTAGTGAATCGCGCGGCATCGATCGCCCGCTTATGCGCGCCGTGCGGGTCCGCCCGGTACTCGCGCCACCATTCAATCACGGCGGCGAGCTGCGGGCCGGTCCTGCCCGTGCGAAGGTCCACCAGGGCGGCCACATCAATTGGCTTCCCCGCCAGGCTATTCCATCGCAGCATAGATCGCTTGGAGACACCCAGCCCGGCCGCGAGCTGATCCAGCGTTACGCCTTTAGGCTTTTGCCGTTGCCACGCGCGATAAGCCCTCACGCAGTCTGCGCGGTTGTAGGCATCTTCGAGCTTCTCATCGGGCAGCTTCATGGCTATGCTCGCATCGCGTCTCGCTTGGCGTTTCGTTTGCGTTGCCGGGCCTGGGCGGCGATCTCGGCGGGTGTGTGTGGGAGGCTTTCATTCAGGACGCGGCAGCGCAGTTTCTCCAGGGCGATCTCTTCGACCTGGCGGACGCGCTCGCGGGTGACGCCGAGTTCTTCGCCGACCTCTTCGAGGGTGCCCGCGTCGCTGGTCGATCGGCCGACGCCCGCGACGCCGAAGCGGCGGCGGATGATGTAGCGCTCTTCAGCATTCAATAGACCCGGCTCGGCCAAGGCCCGGTGTAGATCGATCAGCTCGTGAACTTCAGGTCCGCTTTGATCCGCGGCCAACTGCCGGGCGATCGGTCCCGTCTCACTGACCGAGGTGGCGCAGTCTGTATCGTTAAGCATCCAGTCGGACTTCCCCGCGCGGCTCGCAGCGCGCATCAGAAACCCTCTGATACATTTGTAGGCATAGGTAGAAAGTGTGGTCCGGCTCGGGTCGTGTCTTTCCAGGGCGTACATCAAGCCCTCAAGCGCGACGGTCATTTTCTCGGCCCGTGTGAGTCGGTGGGTCTTGAACCGGTTCGCGATGAACCAGGCGAGGCGGGCTTCGTGGCCGATGATGAACTCGCGCAGCTGGTCGCCGCGATCTATCCAGGCGAGCAGGGCTCGGCACTGATCAACGCAAGCCGGGCATCCATCGAAGCGGCCTACCAGTGTTGCGGCCATGAATCGAGCGAACTGGTATCGCGTGATCAGGTCGCAGCGTTGGACGGCGGTGAGCAGGCTGGCGCCATCGGCCGGTGCGTTGTCGGCCAGTCCGACCTCTCTCATATAGATGCGGTTGATCCAGCTTCGGCCCGGCCTGGGCAGGTCGGCGGGAATGCCTGCGAGTTGTTCCGCCGCATTGGGGTGGTGAAACTCGGGTAGGTCCACGATCGGGGCAAAGGTGCAGATCGCCAGCGCGATTCGCTTTGCGTCGGTAATATCCAGGCCGGGGATCATGATGAGTTGATCCTCGACAATCCGCGTGTTTTTACGGTGTTTTTGCCAATCTCCCATGCCGTTATGCAACTCCACATGAAGAAAAGGCCCGGCCGGTTTTCACCGGCCGAACCCAGAGGGTTTTAGGCGGTGATGTCCAGCGGCTGCCGTGGGTAGGCGAACCGCTCATCGGTAACGAAGGCCGCGATCTCGGCGTACTTGAGCGGGCCGATCCCGGCCATGCCCCGGCTGATGATGTCGCATACCTGCTCATGGTCGAGCTTCTGCGGCACGCCCGAGATGTCACCACACTCAAACAAGATCGCGTGCCCGATCTCGTGCCAGGTCGTGACCAGGCGCATCGGGGCGGCATAGGTGTTTGCAATATAGATCGAGTGACCGATCCCGTCACAAACACCGTTGACGTACTGGCCATCATCAAAGCGGATATGGCCGTTGCAAAGGTGAAGCGAGTAAGAGCTTGTGCCGACCGGGATTTCGAGCGATTCGGGGAACGGGTCGCAGATGATGCCGCCGTCGTGGATGAAATCGCGGCTCGGCAGTTCCGGAACCCACTGAAGCCGGTCTCCGACCCAGCGATACCCGCCCATGCCATCAAGCACGCCATGGCTTTTATCGCGGTCGAGCAGATCAAGAGCAGCCTGGCGAAGCTCGGCATGCGGATGCTTTTCGGCCATGTACCGCAGGCCGCAATGCCTGCCGCCTGGGTAGCGCTGCGCGGCTTCGTGGACGAACCGGAGGTTCGTTTGCCGCTTGCGGGTCGGGGTTTGAAAAGCGCTCTTTGAGTCAAAATTGATCGAATCTGCGCGCATACGCGCGGCTTTGTTTGCAGTAGAATCCATAGTTGCCCTCTGTCTTTCGTGTGTAGCTTGCAAGGTGAACACGTTTGGCGGGGGGCTTTTCTATGCGCGGGCCCCATTGACGACATCCGCTCTGACGATCTCCGGGCAGGGGTGCGCCTGCCGCGCTTGATTTTTAATCAATCGTCATATATTATCACGATCATTAGAAAATGCAACGCCCTTTGGAGCCACGGATGGCAGCTACTTCGCAAAAAAATGAAGCGGATACACTCGCGGACATGAAAGATGATGTCCCGCTGTTCACGCTCAAGCTGCGCCGGGTTCTGGCCGGAAAATCGCGCGTGGAGGTCGCGGACTACATCAACGCCAAAGCCGAAGCTGGCGGCGAGCATCTCAAGGTATTGAGCACCTCGGCGGGCACGGTGCGTGGTTGGTTATCTCAAGGAACGATTCCGAAGAACGGGCAGATTCACTTCATCGCGGAGTTCGCGGGCTGCTCCTCAGATTACTTGACAGATGATCGAATCCCGCTCGACGCCGATCCGAAGCAGCGACCAGGCTCGGCCCCACTGCCCGATAGCGACCTGCTCGCCCGCGTCCGCCAGCGCTACATCGATGAGGCTTGCCGACTGACGGACTATATAAAAGAGATGGTCGGCATCCACTGGTACGACGTTGCTATCCGCCTGCTGGACCTTGACGCCGAGGCTGAGCTGCCGCCGGACCTTGCGCGAGCGGTCCAACAGGCGGGCATGCTGCCGGTGATTGTCTCACGCACAATCGGCCCGTTTTCCCTTGTTTTTAAGGCGGATTCGGTACACGAGAACCTTCGTCCCGGTCTGCTCACCGATCGACTTGAAAAGGTCAAGACGATCCGGACGCTCCAGATGGTGACCGAGATCGTCGCGATTCGACAGGCCTTGGCCATCACCGGAGATGATGGTTCGGGCGTCACTGCGAAGATCAAGGACGCGCTCAAGGATGTCCGCAACGAACTCAAAGACCTTGCCAAAACGCAATTTCACCTGGTCGATGGATTCTTCAGCGTGGTCTATGCGGGCGGGCTTGAAAACTACTTTCAGTCGGCCATCGATCGCGCGAAGCAAGAGTTCATGCCGAGGGCAAAAAAGGGCGACCTGCCGAACTCGATGTCGGACCTCTTCGACATGATGAGGAAACGTTGCCACTCGCTCATCATTGAAGACACGGCGTTTCAGTCAGCATACGAAGGCATGGCGGATAAGGCGTGGCGAGAGGCCGAGTTTGCCCGCACCGGCCAGCCGGCCGGGACCGAGGCGGACGAAAAAGAAGCGGAAACGGTGAGGGCCGATCGGATGACCGCTCGCTACATGCTGCTGATGCAGATGTTTGATGAGTTCTGCGAGAAGGATCGAAAGAAATTAGGCATCGACAAGTAACGGACTACACCAGGCAAACCCAAGGAAGCCGGAACGCTCAAGGATGAGCAGCACGATCCCCCCAAAATTAACGAGCAGCCAGCGCACCGCGATCAAGCGGATGGTGAAGGGCACGGCCGACCTATCGAAGCCCGAGCGTGCTTTCGCGTTGCTGCTGGCGCATGGGTTTTCGCCGAGCGACCTGCGATGGCTCGAAGAGATCACGCCCGGCCAGGTCCGCGATCTGGTCAACAGCGTGCTGTTCCGGACCAACGCAAACGAGGCCGCGATCCGTAGACGCCAGGAGAGCCCGTCTGGGCGTTTCGAGCGACGCGCGGCCCGTAACGCCAAGCAACAGCGTAAAGCCGCTGAGACGGGCGGTGAGCGGCCATGATCAAAAGCTCGCATGCAAGCCCGAGGCCGGACGGCCTGACCGCGATCAGCGACGCGGGCGGGTTCGATGGCTTTGTGCGTGAGGTTCACGCGGAGACCAAACGCCTGATCCAACAGCAGGTCGGGGCGTATGGCATGCCCGACAAGGACGATGAGCTTCGGCTGCTGATCTGGGACATCACGTTTGAGGTGGTGGCCGCGCGTCTGGCCCCGGACCTTGAGCGTTTGTTCGATGAGCGCTTGGCCAAGATCGCCCAGGAATGCTTGCCGCTGGTCCGACACAACGCGGCGGTGCGTCGCGCTTTTGAAGAGATCGGATCATTGCCGGGCAAGACGGCGTTGGCAGTCTTAAGCGAAATTTTCAACCTGGATAAAAAGCCCGAGGGAGCTGAATAATGGCTGATACGCGACGACAGCGACAACTCGCTTTGCTCGGAAATCTCAAGGAAAAACACCGCGAACTGAAAGAGCGTGCGCGGATGCACCTTGACACGCTCGAATCGGCGACGTTCGTAGTCGAGTGCCCGCTGATGCTCGACGGCCCGAAGATCCAAGTCGTGGCCAAGCAGTTGAACGAGGTCATTGGTGAAGCCCGTGAATTGCAGGGCCGGATCGATGAATTGGAGGAAGCACTCGGGCTATGACCGAAGCCGCCGCGAACATCCCGACGATGCCCGATCGCTCGCAGCGCGTGCGTGAAGCGTTGTTGCGCTTCGAGCAGGTCAGCGATCGGCCTAGCACGCTGCTGAAGCTCGACCAGGTCACGCTTTTCGAGGTCGGGCTGTTGCTGTCTGATCCGAAGCTGTCGATCGCCGAAGCGTGGCGCGAGTCTAACGCGGTGCTCGGCGTGGCCCCAGACGCCGAGCCGATCATCGCCCGCAGCAGCTTCTACCGCTTTGCAGACCGTTTCAAGGCGCTGCTCGGCCAGGTCACCGCCGAACACGCGCAGCGGCGGGCACGCCTGTCGGTAGCCAGCGCGACCGACGACAACGTGCGCAACATGACCCGGCTCTCTCGGCATCGTTTCGTCGAGCTGCTCGCGGAAAAACTGGTCAGCACCGATGACCTGGGCGAGATCGAAAAGTACATGTCGAAGATGAGTGCGCTGCTCGCCGATGCGGAGCGGGCGCAGCTCGCGGGCGAAAAGCTCGAACTTGACCGGCTGAACTACGAGCGGCTCGTGCAAGAGACGCGCTCGAAGCTGGAAGTTGCCGAGCAGCGCATCGAGCAGATGCAGGCCGACGCGGAGCGCAAGCGATCGCGGATCGATGAGCGTTTGAGTCAGCTTCAATCGCATATCGAGCTGCTCGCGAAGCGTGCGGCACGCGGTGAGATCATCACCGAGGATCAGCTTCGGCACGCGGACGCGGACCTTGAAGCGGTGCGAAGGGAGGCGGCGTAATGGTCGTTGCAGCGTCCCCGCTTGAAGGTGTCCGCATGGACCCGGCTCAACTGCGGCTCATGGATGATGAGAGCCGGGTTATCGTCGTGAACTGGCACCGGCAGAAGGGGAAAGACTTCACGACGGCTCGCAAGGCGGTGCGCGATGCGCTTAAGCGCGGCGAGACCTGGTACATCGTTTCCATCACGCAACGGCAGGCCGACGCGACCTTCGACAAGTGCAAGCTCTGGGCGCAGCATTACCAGGCAAAGTTCCATGAGTTTGATCGGCTCATGGACCCGCAGCGAGATCATGACCTGGGCGAATCGTTCCGGTTCAAGGCCCGCGAGCTGCACCTGCCCAATGGCGGGAAGGTCGTTTCGCTTCCCGGCCGCGACCCCGACGCGCTGGCCGGCCTCACGGGCAACGTGATCTTCACCGAGTTCGGCCTGTTCCCCAATGGCGGATATGAACACTGGCGGGTCGTATTCCCGCTGGCGACGCGTGGCTTTCGGGTGATCGTTATCAGCACGCCGCGCGGCAAGAACAGCAAGTTCTTTGAGCTGGTCAGCGACCCCGAGACCTACAGCGTCCACACCTGCGATATCCATCGCTCGATCGCCGAGGGCTTCGTGCTGAAGGATCAACGCGGTAAGCCTTGCGATCTAGAAACTTTCAAGAAAATCTACGGTGATGACGCGGGCTTCCAGCGCGAATATGAGTGCCAGTTCACCGGCGACCTGGACACACTCATCAAGTGGTCGAAGCTGATCGCCGCCGGTGAACTGGGCCGCAACAACCCGTTCGATCTGCTGAAGATCGAGAACGAAACGGGCTGGATCGACAACTACTTCGAGACGCGCTCGCCTGACGACGGCCGCTTTGAGATCGGCTGGGACGTTGCGCGTCGCGGCCACCTGTCTTCGATCTGGATCAATCACGCGGTGCCCAACCGTCCGAAGTCGCTTCGATTCCTGGTACTCATGCACAACGCTACGTTCGATCTGCAGCGCCGCATTGTGTCTTCGGCGATGAAGGGCAAGCTCCCGGCGGTGGGCTGCGGCGACGCGACGGGCCTGGGCATGGACAGCAATGAGACGCTCGCCGCGATGTTCGGCGGGAGGTGGGAAGGCGTGGACTTTGGCGGCAAGCGCAAGAGCGAGCTGGGCAGCGTTCTGGCGACGACGTTCGATGACAACGAGCAGGCGATCCCGCCGATGGATAGCGCGTTCAAGTTCATCGGCACGGACCTCTACGCGATCCAGGCCGAGCAGACCGGCGGGCAGGCTGCGCCGGGCGAGAAGCGCCTTCGCCTTCACGAAACTGAAAACCCGCTGCTGCCCGAGTCCCACTGTGATATCGCTTACTCGGCGGCGCTGGCCTTGCGGTCGGCGTCGATGGTTTCCCGTACTCCGATGGCCGTCTGGATTTAATCATGCCTGTGAAAGATGGAATCCTGACCCGATTGAAGATGGCCGGCAGCGTGCTGCGGAGCGGCTGGGGCAAATGGGCGACGGTGCTCGGACAGACCCACCGCGACCGGCCGAGCCGGTCGTTTGCCCAGGTGCCGGCGGTGTTCGCATGCGTGAGCGTGAAGGCCGACGCGGTCGGCGGGCTTCCGCTCATGATCTCGACGCTCGATGACCGGGTGATCGAGTCGGGTCCGTTGGCCGAGCTGGCGCAGCGGCCCAACCGCGAGATGACCGGCCGCGTCTTCCTTCAGACGACCTCGGCGATGATGGACCTCTTCGGCCGCGTGCATTGGGTCTTCACCCTGGACTCGATCGGCCTGCCCGTCGAGGTGATCCCGGTCTCCCCCCTGCAGATGACACCCAACATCGATCGGGCGACTGGCAAGGTCGTTTCGTGGGACTACCGCGCGGCGGGCGTGGCCACCGGGCAGAAGATCACGATCCTGGCCGATGAAGTTCACACGATTATCGATCCCGACTACGACGACACCAGCGCCCCGTGGCGGGGCCTTGGCCCGCGTGCGGTCCTGACGGCGCAGATCGCCCAGCTCTACAAGGCCGACCTGGCGAACGAGGCGGTCCTGGACAACGGCGTTGCGCCGTCTGGGGCGTTTGTGACCGAGGGGAACTTGACCGATGAGCAGAGGGACTATCTTCACCGGGTGGTCCGGGATGGTCATGCCGGCTCGCGGAACCGCGGCCGGCACCTGCTGCTCAGCGGTGGCCTGGACTGGAAGGCGATCGGGGCGAGCTTCAGCGACATGGAGTTCCTCGACCTCAAAAAACACAACTGGGTCGAGGTCTGCGCCGTCTTCCGCGTGCCGCCGCCGGTCGTCGGCATCTACGACGATTCAAACTACGCCCACGCCGACGCCGCGAATCAAACGTTCTACGAGTCGGCCGTGCTGCCCAGGGCCGAGCGGATCGCCGAGGAATGGACTGTAGGCGTCCTGTCGCGATTCGAGTCGGATCGGTCGATCGCGGCCGCAGACGCCCGCCAGCGGGTTCTGCAGCCGTCAGAGAAGGGCTGCGGGGTCTACCGCAAGACGCGCAAGGCGGCGGGCTACCGGCGCGGGCGTTTCTTCGCATGGCTTGACTCGTCCGGTGTCGGCCCGATCCAGCGTGCCCGGCTCGCCCTGGCCGACCAGGTCGTGAAGTGGAACAGCATTGGCGTCCCGCTCAACGCGATCACCCGCGCTTTCGATATGCCCTGGGAAGAGTTCGCCTGGGGCGACACATGGCACAAGCCGATCGGCCTGGTCGATGTCAACGAAGACCTGCCGACCGATCCGCCGGGCAGTGACGATGAGCTGCCCGCGTTGCCCGAGCCGGGTGAAGGTGAAGACCCGACGCGGTCGCGCCAGCTCCCGGCCGAGTTGCGGACATCCGAGCAGACCAAGGCCGCGCTATGGGCACAGTGGCGATCGTCCTGGAAGGGCCTTGAGAAAGCGGTGCGGGGCAAGGTGAGCCGGCACTTTGATGAGCTGCGACGCGAGACGCTCGCGAAGCTCAATGAAGTGTCGATTAAAGACGGTTCGATGACGGTTCAACGCGACGTTGTGGGCGAGATTCTGTTCGACCTGGTCAAGGCGAACGAAGGGCTCATCGTGAAGGTCGGCAAGTTCATCCGCGACGCCTACCGGCTCGGCGGTGAGCAGTCGATGCAGGAAGCGGCGGACGCCCAGGGCCTGGACAAGCCGGCCACGTTCAATATCGATGATCCGCGGCTTGAGCGCATCCAGCGGACGCGGCTGATCCGCATCACCGAAACGAATCGCACGCTGCGCCGCCGGCTGGCGTCGTCGCTGGCCGATGGCGTGGCGGCGGGCGAGACTACGGCCAAGCTCGCCGACCGCATCCGCAGCGAGTTCAAGTTCGCCGCCAACCGTGCCGCGACGATCGCCCGGACCGAAGTAGGTGCGGCGGTCGAAGAGTCGCGGAGCGAAGGAAGACGACAAGCGGGCGTGCCGCTGAAGTCTTGGCTCTGGTCCCGCAAGGAAACCGGCCGGCCTTCACACGCGGCCACTGAGAAAGCGACGCTTGCTAATCCGGTCCCGAACGATGAGCAGTTCACCATCGCGGGCACCGGCCACCGCTGCAATCATCCGCGCGATGCGTCGCTCCCGCCAGGTCAGAGCGTGAACTGTGCATGCACCACGATCGCCCGCTTCGAGGGCGACACGATCAAGACGGTGATCGCCCGCTACCAGCGTCGCGGCTTCCTCACCTACGAACAACTCATCCAGCGCGACCGGCAGCGCGTTGAAGGGAACTGACCATGAGCAACGAACTCATCGAACGCATCGATACCTTCCTGGACTGGCGCGAGCGCACGGCCGAGCCGACCGCCGGGGCGATGGGCTTTGTTCGCGCAATAGCCAAGTCGATCGACCAAGACAAACGCCAGGTTCACTTCGTTTGTAGCACTGGCCACGTCGATCGGTACGGCGAGATCGTGGAACCGGAAGCCTACCGCGCGTCGCTCGATGCGTTCATGCTGAATCCGATCTTCGCGGCCGGGCACCGCTACGTCGGCGAGTCGGGCGAGCCGACGATCCTCGGCCAGTGGGTGAAGGTCTGGATCAGCAAAGACGGACTCGAAGGCATCGCGCAATTCGATGATGAAGATGAACTGGCGGTGCGCTACTGGAACCACTACCGCAAGGGCAACCTTCGAGCCGTGTCGGTCGGGTTCATCGGCAACGCCTGGGAGATGCGCGAGATGGACATCGAAGGCGAGCGGCGGCGCATCCGCGTATTCACCGCCGCGGACCTGCTCGAAATCTCGGCCGTCGCGATCCCCGCGAACCCGCACGCCCGCGTACGCAGCCGAGGGACAAACAACGAACAACACGACGATGAGCGGCTTGAAGCCGCCGTCGAACGCGCATTCGATAAACGCTTCCACACCGGCCCCGGCGGGCTTTTGACGACTCTCGCTCTTGATATCGCCGAGCTTGTCGTTGCCCACGTTGGCCAAGGTGATGAAGACCCTTACGGCGATATCCCCGAGCCGGACGAACCCGGCCCCGGCTCGGAACCTGACGGGCAATCCCAAGAACTCAAGGCCGCGCTCGCGGAGATCCTCGGCAAGTAGATCAGCCGGCGGCGCAGCCACACTCAGAAAGTAATCGATTATGGATAATGAACTGAAAACAATGCTCGGCGAGATCAAGACCTCGATCGCCGAACAAAGCAAGATCAAGGCGGCGGTCGAGCAGCTCGAAGAGCAGATGCGGGGCATGCCCAAGACGATCGAAAACAAGCTCAACGCCGTGCGTTCGATCAGCTACGACGATCGCGGCCGCTACCGCGGCTTGTTCGAGACCGAGGACGATGCCCGATGCTTCGGGCTTTGCCTCATGCATCAGATCGGCGGCAGCGCCAAAGCGCTGGACGCGCTCAAGGGCGAGATGAAGTCGGTCTTCGAGCGGGCTCTCGGCGGCACGTCCGAGTTGGGCGATGGCGTTGTGCCGATCGAGTTCTCGCGACGGATTCAACGCCTCGTTGAGGATGCTGGGGTTCTTCCTAGAAATTGCTTCAATCTGCCCATGCAAACAGACAAGCTGACCTTCCAGCGGCGGACTCAAGGGCTGACCGTCTTCAAGACCGGCATGAACATCGCGGCCACCGCGAGCGAGCTCGGCTTCGAGACCATCAACCTTAACGCCGACACCTGGCGGGTCTTGTGCCTTTTTCCTAAGGAGCTCGACGCGGACTCGGCGGGCGTGATCGGTGAGATGGTCCTGATCGAGATCGTTCAAGCGTTCGCTGAAGCTCTCGACACCTACGGATTCGGCGGCGACGGCACGCCGGACAGCTTGGACATCGAAGGCATCACCGCCAAGCTCAAGCGCCTCAACGGCGTTGACGACGGTGGTGGCCTTTGCTTGGGCTCGGGCAATGCGTGGTCAGAAATCGCGCGCGATGACTTTCAGAAAGTGATCGGCACGGTGCCCGGTTACGCGCATGCCAACGCGAAGTGGTACTGCTCGATGCCGTTCTGGGCGACGGTCATGCTCGACATCATTCTCGACGGTGGAGGGGTGACCGCAGCCGAGATGGCCAATGGCCAGCGGCAGATGATGTTCCTCGGGTACCCGGTCGAGATTTGCCACTTCGGCCTGCCGAAGACCGAGGGCAACAGCCAGGTCTGTGCCTTGTTCGGCGATCTGCGCTTGTCCACAACTCACGGCGTCCGTGAGCAAATGACCATCGAAGAGAGCCGCCACGTTCGCTTCCTGGAGTCTCAGGTTGCGGTCATGGGTTGCCAGCGGCACGACATCAATAATCACTCGCTCGGCGACGCCGACACCGCCGGGGCCGTCGTCGGCCTCATCACCGCCGCCGGCTAATTGAGCAGGCGCATCGGAGCGGCCGGGCCTCGGCCCGGCCGCTGATTACAAACTTACACAAACATCATCAACTGACAACAAAGGTAAACAGATGAATCCTCTTCAAGAAACCAAAGTCTTCAGCGTGATCCCGCCCACGGCGATCAAGGATGACGCCGCGTTCGTCTCGACCGTGATCGATA